GTGGTTCGGGCGATGGTTTCAGCTTTAGTGTTTGATGTCTGCTAGCAGTAATCAACACGACACACACCAAAATCTAGGACGGTCTGCCGAGGATCAGACCCACAACATTTTAGGTAAGCTTGCCCAGGACCAAGCCAACACCCGCAAGCGTTGTGAACGTTGCAAATATGTGGGAGGACCGGGGTTTGTATATTGTGTGATATGCAGACATTCCGAGGGGAGGCAACTAAAACTTATGTTGGTGCACAAGGACGCCTTCTCCAATCTTCACGACATTCCATCTTCTCTAAATGGGATTAACGGAGAGGCGACGAACTCTGATGATGTGAACATCAACGATGAACGTAAGCGTATGTTTAAAGAGGCCGAAACCCATAAACATTCAAAAGTCGCAGACGGTAAACATCGTAAACCCAAAAACAAACCATCATATGACGAGTTGTTAGTCAAGGTTAACCAACAAAACTACCAGTTAGCACAAGCGAAAAAGCTTGCTTGTGAACTTTTCCAGCCCACCACGGCAGCGCCCGCCAGCGCGGAGAATTCACAAGCGGTAGAGACCGCTAAACCTGACAAACCACCAACCACTCCCGTAACCGGGGATGGTGCCGGCAGCACCTTAAACCCGTTGCACACGGGCACTGTTCCACCCACCAGTGATGCCAAACTCGACCCCGCTGAGACCAAGCAGGATAACAGCTTGCCACGCCCACCAGGTGTGAGCGCTCCCCCTACCGCTCCACTAGTCACACGCAAGCTGTATTACACTTTACCCAAACAGTGCTCTGTCATTCCGTTCGTTGTTGCGATCTTATTGACAGGTGCTATTATTACTGTGGTACTTACACCAAGTGTACTCGTCATTCCAGTGTTTCTCTCATTTTCATTCTTGGTAGTACTGTTGTACAAGTTCGTTCCCATTTATCGAGCTGCTTACGACTTGTGCCGTTTCCTCACTTCATCCATCCCAGAGGTTGAGGCTTTCGGCCACATTGACACTACCATGTACAACACTGCTAATGACGCCTTTTCTCCTGCCACTGGCAAACTGCGTTATCATTACGGTCGCGACTTCAATGCGTATCGTGTCGTAGACATCTCTAAAGAGATGTATGACTTCCTGTGTTTGAAGCACCCTAATGCTCAACCGAGAATTCATACAATTCAGATGTTCATGTCGACACTCACCACAGAGTTTAGCGAGCGTACTGACATTCCACGTGACATTGCACAGAATACCGCTGACGTGTATTTTCAAGACATGATCCGTTTGGAAGAACAACGCATGTTGCTCGGTGCGCGTCGCACCATTCAAATAGTGTAGGGCCTCGGCGTATGTGGTTTCGGCGTGTTCCATATTGGGCCATCAAAAATCACGCCAATCCAGTGTAATGTTATCAAAGCGTTGAATTTTTCAAAGCGTTGGTACTTACGCAATCCACCTGAGAAGTTCAAGGTCGAGGCATGGTTTGCATCCGAAACTGATGACTGTCGCAGACATGGTGTTCCGTTTTATCTTAGCGCACCTGACAAAAAGGAAGATAAAAGCTACCGGACGTTTTTCGGTCCTGGCTTTTCTCATACCGGTGTCATGTACGCTGAGACAAACCACAACATCTCTAAGGCACTCACCAGGTTGACGTGCGACCCCGAACCCACCGAGGAGATCGGGGAAAACCAAGCGAAACTTCTCACCACTCCGCCCCGCGTTATACGCAGGCTCCGGGCTGCATTACTTCGTCACTTTCGCCAGTGCATCGACGACCACCCGTCCGACTGGCATGATGAATTATTGAAGTATGCAGAAACTGATCATCCAAAGCGCAAATTGCGGTTACAAGCCGCCTTGGAGATCATCGCTGACAACCTTTTTACCGTTTCATCCGAGCGCCGTAATTGGACGTTTATACGACGCGTGAACGCCAAGTTCAAGAAGATGGAATGGGCGAAGGAAGGCAAATTTCCTAGACTGATAGCCGATTTGTCGGTCGTTGGGAGTTTACTTGCCGGGTACGCATACGATAGATTAAAAGCGTATTTGTCAGCATTCACTTATCGCAACACGATGTATGTCAAGAGCGCGTCACACGAGGCATTGCGTTCAGCATTTCAGAAACTGATGGAACCAAACGATTTTCAGTTTGTTTACTTCAGTGATGATTCATGCCTCAGCTTCATCGACAAACACGGTCAACTACGAATGTACAACATGGATATCAGTTGCTGTGACGGTTCTCACACCTCGCAACTTTTCAATTTCATCGAATCTTGCATTCCTGACCCAGTTCTCAAGTCGATAATAGCTGGTTGCCACGACCAGCTCAAGCTACCACTAACACTCACTTCGTCATGTGGATCCCGAGATGGTGTTCTGGATCACCGTGACGATACAGTGTACGGTACGTGTCTCTACTCCGGTTCCACC